AATTTAAGGAACGACACTATTAACGCTTATTCTATCGGCAACCTGATATTAGAGGCGGTTGGTAGCGTTATTATCAGCGCAATAACATTGGACGTAGCAAGTACCCCTGTAACATCATATCTGTTCGATAACGGGGAAATTCCTTATTTAAACTCAGTTACCTTTATATAATGGCTTGGATAGATGACACATTATTAGAGTTAAAGAAACAACTGTACCCATCTGGACGAGCATTCAAGATGCCGCCTAACGGTACATTTGAGAAACTAACTAAAGCCCTCGCAGTAAGTGAAGCAAGGGCATATAATGATGCTATATCTATCCTCGATAGCATGATACCTGATAATGCTAATTTCACCACCGACGATGCAACACAATGGGAACGTAGATTAGCGATTATCAGCAACCCTGCTACGCCATTATCAGCCCGTAAGGCCGCTATACTTCAAAAGATGGCTTACCCCGGCACTGATGCACCACGATGCGCTGCAAGTTATATAACAGCACAGTTACAGGCGGCGGGGTTCAATGTGAAAATCTATGAAAATCGGTTTTTTATAGGCAGTCCGGGCATGTGGGTTACGCAGACGCCGAGCGAGATATTAGGGGTAGATGTGGGTGATGCAGCGTATAACTTATTCGGCTATGGGGAATTGGGGTATGGCGATACATTCGCACTATCGGGAGTAACCAAGATAGCTAATTACATAGAGGAAGCTAAAGATGAATTATTTGTAGTTTATCCGAATTATAGAAGTACATTTTTCATAGCCGACCCATCAAGTATAACTACATTTGCAACGGTGGCGGCAACACGACATGATGAATTCCGTCAGTTGATTTTGCAACTTAAACCCGTTCAGGCGGTCGGTTTCCTGTTTATTAACTATTTATAACATTATTATGGCAATCGAAATTTCAAGTTTCCCATTTGCACAGCCACCAAGTACGGACTATCCGAGTGGTGATATTACCGATGCAGCAGTAGGTGTAACACCGACCCCTGTAAAGACCACCACCAACGGCGATTTACAGCAGTTCTTCGCAAAGATAATGCGTGAAGCCAATGTAACCCCGAACGGACTAAGGGATAACACCACTAACGGGTGGCAGTTGTTTGAATCGCTGCAAAGGGTGACGAATGCGCTATGGGAAAGTGTAACGCTATCAGCGTTGGCGGGTGGTACTATTGCGTTTGACCAATGCAAGTTTATAACCGTTACTAATCCGACAGCATCGGCAAATGCCATTATACTTGATGAAACATTAGGTATCAATGGCAATGAAGTATTTGTAAAAGCCACTTGTAATGCAGGAGATGTGTTATCATTCGTTACGGCGGGTACGTTTACCGTATTGACAGGCTTGGCAAGTAGGACAATGGCGAGTGCGGGACATGTTTATCTGCATATCAAGCTACTCAGCAATAGTGCCATTAACCCGACATATACTATTGAGATTTATAATGATAATGGGTTAGCTGCGACATGGACAGATGCGACACCCGGAACAGATTGGGCGTTGGGAACACCACCGGCAAGATTTTATAATACAAATGGTAATGTTTCTATACAAGGGCAAATGAATATTTCTGGGGTATCATTTGCGACGATTGTATTCATATTACCTGCGGGGAACAGGCCGAGTCAGAGTTTGTTATTCCCATGCGTTACATTTGAAACAGGTGGGGGAACGTATGGCTCATGCGTGATAGGGGTTGCGACTAACGGGCATGTTACAATACTAGACTACACACCACCGTCACCCGTTACGAATGGCGTTATTGATTTCTCGTCAATTAATTTTAATACACTTTAATGACGAGGAGAAGTGAAAACATTTGTTTGGTGAGGTTGGTGGTCGGGAGTGATATTTTTCTCCTTTGTGCAACAAGCAAAAACAACAAGAGCGAAAATAAAAAGTAACTTTTTCATAATATAAGTTTTGACAAAGGTAATATAAATAATGGTAATCCTAAACGTAAATGCAGATGCGGTAATCAGATTTACAGCCACATTAGAACGGCTAAGTAAGTCAGCTTTGCCCGTTGCGGTACGCACATCGCTAAATAGTGCCGCATTTGACGTTAAAACCGACACTATGCCGATTGCGGCAGATGTATTCGTTCACCGTTCACCGACCTTCTTTAAAGCGACATCTAAAGTAGCACCCGCGAAAGGATTTGATATAAATGAGATGCACTCTACCGTCGGGTTCATGCCACAATCAGGTGCGAAGGAATCAGGCGGGGCGACTAAGGATTTAGAGCAGCAAGAAGACAGCGGGACTATCGAACATAGGACATTCGTACCGTTAGCGGCAGCAAGGGCTGGCGGTTCGTTCAATCGTAACGTAAGCCCTAAGAATCGGTTGAAAGCGATAAAGGACAAGATTAAAGATGCGAAGGATAGTGCAGGGGCAACCGATGCGGCTAAGTTTTTCAGTACCGCTATGTTTGTGGGTAAAGGCGGTTTCGTCATTGCGGGTAAGAATAAGCGTATGTTGGTGCGGATTAACAGCATACATCGTGAAGGTGGTAAAACTTTTGTTAATTCGACCGCTTTATATTCCGTTAAATCAGGCAGACAGGTTAAACCAAAGGCGACACACTTTATGCGTATTGCATCGCTGCAAAGTGCTAAGAAAATCGAAGGTTATTATATTTTGGCGGCTCAAAAACAGTTAGCTAAGTTGGGAGGGTAATACAATGGCTTGGATCGAGAATATAAATAAGGGTTTCACTATAACCACAGGCGACGGGGTTAAGTTCTCCGTTAACTGGCTCAATGCCCGTCGTGCAGTTGACTACAACATGACACAATACAACTTTAAAGGGCTTACAGGTACATTGGTGGACCGTCGGCTCCCGATGGGCAGGGCGTATGACTTAGAGATATATTTTCAAGGTGCAGACAATCTCATTAAGGCAACCGACTTTATGGATTCTGCCGAAAACACAAAGGCGTGGACGATATCCCACCCGATGTATGGCATATTGCAGGTTCAACCATTGGGGCTTGAATTGGATGATAGTAGCTTCAATGCTACAAAGATTTCGTGTAGGGTTATCGAAACTATCAGCGCATCGTTTCAGAAACAATCTATCGATCCCGTTAGTACTATTGAGGCATTGAAACTATCAACAGATGCGACATTCGCTGTATCTTTTGCAAATACTATACCTGTTCCTGATATTGCCGTAGTTACAGAATTAAGCGATAACATATCGCTTGCTCAAAGATTACAGTTAGCATTTGCGACTATTACAGCAGATGCACAGAAAACACGAGATGCGTTTAACGTAGCCAATGCGGCGTTAAAGAATGCCGTTAAAGATGTCAATACTGCTATATCAACTACTCAGGCGATGTTGAATCTACCCGCAGTATTTGAGCAAAGTGTATTTAACAGAATAACTTTCTTTATCAATGCGTCTAATCAGCTATACGCAAATATCACCTCTATAACCTTACCCGACCTAAAGAAAATCTACGAAAATAATACAGGCTCCATACTCGGTGCGATGTGCCTAAGTACCGTTACCAATGTTACGGCAACGGACTATCCTAACCGCAATAGTGTCGTTCAGATAATCGGGTTGATAACCGATAGCTATAATGATTATATTGCCAATCTCGATGCGATGCAGACCCCGAATAATGGGGAGTTAAATAGCTATGTTCCTGACTTTGACAGTTATAACGCTTTGCAACAGTTAATGCAGTTTACATTATCTAATTTGTTTGATATTGCCGCCAACGCAAAGCAGCAAAGGACAACGACATTAGCCAATGACAGCAATGTTATCTTAGTGGCTAATACCATTTACGGGTTACTCGATGATGACAGCACTATAACGCAAATCATTAACGATAACAACATTGGCAGGAACGAATTATTAATATTGAAAAAAGGCAGAAAGATTATTTATTACGTATAAAATGTAACCTATGGTTTGGGAATATAAGAAAGTTGTAACACAGGGTTTAATCAGCGAACGGGATTTGAATATCTTAGGCGCCGAGGGTTGGCAGCATTACCACACGACAGGCAATGTACACCTATTTAAACGGTCTGTTAATAACACCCCGTCTATGGTTGCACCACCAATAAAAAACGATATGGTAGAAGTACCACAAACACAACGTAATGGAGTTAAGGGTAGGAAATAGGGTTATATCCAAATACAATTCAGTAAGCGTATCATTAAAGTATGATGCGGTTGGTGATACCTTTGCCTATTCCATTTACTTCGACCCTGCAAGTGCAGCCGACAGGGCTACGTTCATCCCCGGCAATTACCTCCCATGCACGATTACTAACAATGGCGAAACACTCATAACAGGCGTACTATTATCCAATGGTTTCAGCAGTTCGGCTACGAAACAACTTATGCAAGTCGGGGGTTATTCAAGAAGTGGCGTATTGGATGATTGCCAAGTGCCGTTAACAGCATACCCCGTTCAGCTTAATAACATGTCACTTGCTCAGATAGCTACAACGGTATTGAAGCCGTTTGTACTAAAAGCGGTGATTGACCCTATTGTGCAAAACCATATGGATGCCGTTTTCGATACTCAGAATATTGCAGTAGATCAGACCATAAAAGACTTTCTAACAAAGTTAGCGACTCAAAAAAATATAGTATTATCTCACGATAGCGACGGTAATTTATTATTTACAAGAGCCAATACAAAGAAGAC